TCTGACAAAAAATCTTCTCATAAAATCAAGTACAAAAAGATTCCGAGAGTACATAAAAATCAGAAGGAGGATTTCCCATATGGCAGATACACAGGAGAAAAAAGTCTGTCCCTGCTGCACAAAACATACAATGCGTTCTGAGGAGGAGAGAAAGAAGCTGATCAATCGTCTTAAACGTGTGGAAGGACAGATCCGAGGGATTATCGGTATGCTGGAGAATGATGCGTACTGTAACGATATCCTGATCCAGTCCGCAGCAGTTAACGCAGCAGTGAACGCATTTAACAAAGAAGGTTTAACTACGGCGGGCTTTCGAACCAGCCCAAATTAGGACGAACGCCCGCCGTTCAATTTTTCGCAAAAATGGAAAACAACAGCAGACCGGACGACGGAAGTTTGGCTTTCTTGCAGATTGAGCCGGACGCGAATAACAAGCATTTTAACTGCCCGGAAACGAACCAGCAAAAGTTAATCAATCTTTCGTTTTGGGTTGTAGACTATTTGGACGACGTTAAAACGAAGTTCGGAAATAACCGCTTCTTGGTTAAGATTAAATTCAACCGAGAAGACCCGGATAACGAAGCGCGGAAGTTCTTTACCAATTCGCAGGAAATTAAATATATCCTTGGGAAGATTAAAGAGCGTAACGCCTTTCCGCGTAAAGTAACTATGCGGGCTTCGGGTACAAGGTATTATTTCGAATAGAAATATAGGCGGTTTACCCTTGGGGCGTGCTTTTCAGCGGTAATGCGAATAACAGCGCGAATGCCGGCTTTTCGTACGCGAATACGAATAACACGGCTTCGAATACGAATGCGAATATCGGCTCCCAGCTATGCAGATTTTAACGGGGTAAAAACCTTGCCACTTGGCAAAAAACAACAACTATTTAAGGGGTATTAGTAGGGATTCCCGAACGTTCCCTAAGAAATCAGCAAACGAGTAACGCAATGAAGCGAATAGGTAACTTGTACGAAAAGATATGTTCTATCGAGAACTTGCAGCTTGCGGACGAAAAAGCCCGTAAGGGTAAGTTACGCACGTACGGAGTTATCGAACACGACAAAAACAGGGAAGCTAACCTATTGAAGTTGCGCGAAACCTTGCTAAACGGTACTTTCCATACATCGAAGTACGACGTATTCACGATTTACGAACCGAAAGAACGGGAAATATACCGCTTGCCTTACTTCCCCGACCGCATTTTGCACCACGCTATAATGAACGTCTTGGAGCCTATTTGGGTTTCTACCTTCACGGCGGACACTTATAGCTGCATTAAGAACCGGGGGATTCACGCGGCCGCGAAGAAGGTAAAACAGGCCCTACGGGAAGACCCGGAAGGTACTACGTTTTGTTTGAAATTGGATATTCGCAAGTTCTATCCTTCTATTAACCACGACGTATTAAAATCCATTCTACGCCGCAAGTTGAAGGACAAAAGGCTACTTCGCTTACTTGACGAAATCGTAGATTCGGCGGACGGCGTACCTATCGGAAACTATCTAAGCCAATATTTCGCTAACCTCTATTTAACCTACTTCGACCATTGGATAAAGGAGCAGAAGCGGGTAAAGCACTACTTCCGCTACGCGGACGACATCGTAATACTTGCGCCTGATAAAGCCTACCTTCATTCCTTAATGGGCGAAATTAGGGCGTATTTGGGGGATTTGAAATTAGAGGTTAAAGGAAATTGGCAGGTTTTCCCCGTAGCGGCTCGCGGTATCGACTTCGTAGGATATGTATTTTTCCACACGCATACCCGAATGCGAAAGGGCATTAAAAAGACCTTTTGCCAACGGTTGGCGAAACTGAACAAGCGGAAAGGGCCATTATCCGAAAAGGACTTTAAGCAGGCTATTTGCCCTTGGTGGGGTTGGGCGAAGTCTTGCGATAGCAAACACTTGATTAAGAAACTTTCTAAAACATCGAAGTATGAAATCAAATTCAAACGATAGACCGCCCATTTTGCAGGATTTGGGTAACGGCAGTTGGCATTACAATTACGATATTACCGAAGTGGACGTACAGCCGGAACCTATGGCCGAACAAGAAGGCGAACAGGCACCGGCCGCAAGGAAGGCATACGACTACGACACGGTGGAAGTATGGGGCCGCCCGGATTACGACAAATGCGTAAAGGCCGTTTTGCGTTCCCGCCGGGACGAAACCGAAGAATTTAGCCTTATCAACAAGTACAACGCTTTCGTACTTGGGCTTTCGACGGACGAAGCGGACAAAACCGAATACGAAAACTACCTTAAAGAAGTGCTTGCGGTTAAAGCAATGGTTCGGGCCGACCTTGCCGCCGCCGGTATCGACGTAGGGACAACGGGAAATTAAGCTATGGAAAATATCTTACAGACCTTCGGGCCGCAACTTATTATTATAGCTTGCGTTTACGCGCTTGTTCTGTTCGTGGTCTTCCTCGACCTTTGGGCCGGGATTCGGAAAGCCAAGCAGCGCGGGGAATACCGGTCTTCGTACGGGTTGCGTAAGACCGTAGACAAAATAAGCCGGTATTTCAATATGATACTCGTAATTACGGCTATCGACGTGGTGCAAATGTTGGCTATTACGCAGCTAAACCCGCAGACGAACCACACTTTACCGGTATTGCCGTTCTTTACGTTTATAGGGGCTATGTTCGTGGGATTTATCGAATTAAAGAGTATCTACGAGAACAGCGAAGCCAAAGAGCGGGCCAAAATCGGGGACGCGGCAAAAATCCTTTCGCAAATTATCCAGCATAAAGACGAACAGGAGATTATAGCCGGCGTTATCGAGTATCTGAAAAAGGAAAAAGAGAAAGGGGGCGACAATGAGACTAACGCTTAAACGGCGATACTTCGCCGAAACCTATACTATCGGTACGCTGTTCATCGACGGAGTGCGTTTTTGCGACACCTTGGAAGATAAGAACAGGGACGACAACCGAAACGGCAGATTCGACAACGGGGAACAGAAGGTAAAGAACGAAACGGCTATACCGTTCGGAACCTACGAAGTAACCGTAAACCGTTCGCCGCGCTTCGGCCGCGACCTTCCGCGCCTTTTGAACGTGCCGCATTTCGACGGCATTCTGATTCATCGGGGCAATACCGGTAAGGACACTTCCGGCTGTATCTTGGTCGGAGAAAACAAGGTAAAAGGCCGCGTTATCAATTCCACGCCTTACGAACTTGAACTTACAAAGCGGTGTAAGGCAGCGATAGCCCGGAAAGAAAAAATTACTATTGAAATCGTATGAGAACAAAAACCCTTATAACTATTCTTTGGGGCCTTGCGGCCGCTTCCCTTATCGGGTGTTCCACGCCGCGAAAGTTGGCCGGCAGCACGAAGGAAACGGCTAAGACCGAAGAAAAGCGGGACGAAACTACGGCGGCCGAATTTCGCCGGACGGTAGACAGTACGAAGACCGAAAGCGTAGAAGTAACCTATACGAAAATCGAGTTTTTCCCGCCGGAACCCGATACTCTGCCGGCAAAGCAGGGTACTACGCAGACGGGTGGCCCGTCTAAGCCGGTCGCAGACACACCCAAGAACCGGCCAAAGGAGCAGAAAGAGAAGCAGCCACCCGATAACGGAAGGCAGGGAGCTATTAAGAGTATCGAAACCTTCACGGTAAGACAGAAGACCGAAGCGGCCGGAGTAACGCAGGAGGAACAGAAGACGGAGACGACCAAGACGGAAGAAGTGAACACGGACACCGATAGGGACACCGATATTACCGAAAAACCGGCGGCCGACCCGTACAGGTGGCGTTACATTTTCGGGATTTTGGTACTATTGGCGGTTGCCTTTTTCTTCCTTCGGAAGACAAAAGTATTTACGGCCGTAGCCGCCTTCTTCCGCAAATTGTTTTAGCGGAGATAAAAGGAAAGCACCCAAAAGGGCCTTAAAAATGGGTTCCTTTTTGGGTGCCTTACTTGTAAAACCTTAATAATTAAGGTTGTCAGCGGAGAGACAGGCTCCGTAGGCCTGGGCCATGATGTAGCCGATCGTGGGCCGGTCGAGGGGCGGCGCCTGGCGGGGGTAGTCGCCAA